CGCCAACATCGCCGACCGCATCGCGGCCGGCCAGAGCCCGCTCGTCGAGCCGCTGGTGGTGGTCGAGGGGCCGAAGCCCCGCGGCGGTGCCCGGCTCTACTTCGTCTGCAACGGCGGCCGGCGCCTCGCGGCCCTCACCCGCCTCGTCAATCAGGGCATCATCACCGAGGCGCAGCAGCTTCCCGTGGTGGTCGAGGAGAAGGCCGCCGGCCTCGAGGCCTCCACCACGGCCGCCGTCCTCGCCGCGCCTCACCACCCCGTCGACCAGTTCGAGGCCTTCGCCCGCATTGCCGCCACCCGTCCCGGCGGCGCCGAGGGCAATGTGGAGTTCATCGCCCGGCGCTTCGGCCTCGGCCTTCGCCGGGTGCGCCAGGTGCTCGCCCTCGGAAATCTCAGCCCTGCCGTGCGCAAGGCCTGGAAGGAGGGCCGCATCAGCCGCGAGACGGCCGAGGCCTTCGCCATCGAGCCGGACGCTGAGGTCCAGTCCGCCCTTCTGGCGAGCCTCTCGAACCGGGGTTTTTCCATCTCGCCCTATGAGGTGCGCCGCGCCCTTCTGGCCGACCGCATTTCCGCGAGCAGCGACAAGGTCGGCTTCGTCGGGCTGGAGGCCTATCTCGCCGCCGGCGGCACGCTCACCGGCGACCTCTTCACCGACGAGCGCTACATCGAGCACCCGGCCCTGCTGCAGCGCCTCGCGCTGGAGCGGCGCGAGGCCGTCGAGCGGGATTTCCGCGATGCCGGCTGGGGCTTCATCTTCTGGCGCAACACGCCGGAGGCGCAGAACTTCTGGTCATGGCAGCAGCAGCCGCGCGAGGCCGTCTGGACGCCCGAGGCCGAGGCGCGGGCCGACGTCATCCGCAACGAGATCGCCGCCATCGACGCGGCGCGGCAGGCCCGCGAGGCCGATGCCGAGGATGACGGCGCGGACGACGACGACGCCGAGATCTATGAGGACGAGCCCGAGGATGACAGCGCCGACTGGCGTGAGGGCGACGACGAGCCGGCCGCGCCCGTTGCCGATTCCCTCGCCGACCAGCGCGCCGCGCTGCATGCGGAACTCGTAAGCCTCCGGCAGGCGGCCGAGTGTGCCGGCTGGACGCGGGAGGAGCGCGCCGGCCTCGCCGTCATCCTCGACTGGCGCCAGGGCAGTCTAACGGTCGATGCCGGCTATGTGCCGCCGGCGCTGGCGACGCACGAGGCCGACACCGCGGAGGGCGCGCCCGAGCAGGACACCGAGGCTGACGACACGCCGCCGCCCGCCACCGAACCGGAGGCCCCCGGCCTGCCCCGCGCGGCGCTGCAGTCGCTTTCCCTCGTCGCCAACCGGGCCGCCGCAGCGACGATCGCGGCCGACGCAGATCTCGCGCTCTCCCTGCTCGCTGCAAGCTGGGTGGCGCGCGCCAACGCCCTCCACACCCCCGGCAACAGCGTGCCGCTCATCGTCGCCTCCCGCGGCCTTCACGACGGGCCGGCCAGCGACATGCTGACGGAGCTGGTGGCGGGCGACGGCGGCCGGCCGGACCGCTGGGACAAGACCCGCCGCATCGCCGACTTCACCGGCCTCGCCGCGGCGATCGCCGACATGTCGCGGCCGAGGCGGCTGGAACTGGTGGCAGCCCCTCGCCGCGGCAGCGGTCGACCTCAGCCACGACACGATCGAGAACCGCAGCGGCAACGCCAAGAACGTCGACGCCGGTGGCGTCGCCAGTTTCCTCGCCACCCTGCCGGCCCAGGCCTTCGAGACCAATGCCCGGCTCATCCTCTCCGCCCCCGGCGAGGCCGAGGCGATCTTCGGCGACTGGCCGAAGGAGGCTCTGGTCGAGGCCGTCCGCGCCATGGACGGCGACGAGGCGGCGAAACAGGCGGCGAAGGCGAAGAAGGCCGCCCTCGTCACCATGGTCGCCGACCGCGCCCGCGGCACCGGTTGGCTGCCGGCTTCTTTACGGCTCGCGTCGCCCGCTAAAAGCCAGGGCGCCGCTTCGTCGCAGCCGGACGGTGACGCCATGGATGACGGCGATGCCGACGACGAACAGGAAGCCGCGTGATGCCCGGCCGGCCCCCGCCGGAGCACGGCCTGACGCCCAGGGGCCGGCTCTGGTTCGCGGCCGGCCTCGCCGCCTTCCTCATCTATTGGGGCGCGGCCTTCGCCGCGCTCTTCCTCGGCTGGATCTGAAGGGAGCCGGACATGCTCACGCGCCGATTCATCCTGGCCGCCGCGGCGGCCACCGCAGCAGCCTCCTCCCTCCCGGCGGGCGCTGCGGCGCCGCCTCCGCCTTCCGCGCCACCGATGCCGTGCTGGATCGTCGGCACCGACGGAGACTTCAACTTCCAGATCGTTCGCGCGGCCACGCGGGAGCAGGCCATCCGCCTGCTGGCCGAGGAGGAATCGGGCCTCACCGCGTGCGAATGCCGTGAGGAACCTTTCGGGCGATGCTGCGACCTGTGTCGCTACGCGTCCCGCGACGCCTACCGCGCCGAGCACTTCGACACGATCGCTGCCCCATCGGCTGCCGATTGGCTCCGCGCCGGCCTTGCTCACACCTGCAGCCGCTGCGACTACGAGACTTTCAACGATACCGGCTGGGCCGTTGGCGACGAGGCAATCTGCGAGGAGTGTATGACCGTCGAAGATTTCGACGTGGTTGATCCCGCTCGGGCGGCCGAGATGCGCGAGGAGATGGCCGATGGCTGACGCCCCGCACCGGATCCGGCTATCGCGCGCCAAGGGCTGGCGCATGCCGGCGAACACCGTGAAGGTCACGCGACCGAGCCGATGGGGCAATCCCTTTGCCAAGGCGGCGGCGATCGAAAGCGACTACGCCACCGAGGAGACGTGGCGCGAGTTCGTTGTCGAGTGCTTCCGCGACTGGATAGGTCCGACGCAGAGCGGGCGCGACTGGTGGCAAGGGGACGAGAGCGACAGGCGGAAGTCGGCGATCATCGACGGCCTGCCACTGCTTCGCGGGAAGAACCTCGCCTGCTGGTGCGCGCTCGACCAGCCCTGCCACGCCGACGTGCTGCTCGAGCTAGCCAATGCCCCGGCCTGCGAGGCCGTCACGCCATGAGCCGCGAGCTGCGCCCTGACCCGCTGTCCTACCCCCCGCGCGGCATGAGCCGCGACGAGGCGGCGCGCTATGTCGGCGTCAGCGCCACCAAGTTCGACGACCTGGTGGCCGACGGCCGCATGCCCCAGCCGAAGCGCATCGACGGCCGCGTCGTCTGGGATCGGCTGCGCCTCGACGCCGCCTTTTCCGAGCTGGACGAGCGCGTCAACGTCATCGACGCCTTGAAGGGCCGCGGCCGGGCTGCTTGAGTGGCGGCCGAGGAACACGCCCCATGGCCGCCCCCCGCCCCTATCTCTCATCCTTCACCGATCGCCACGGCATCCTGCGCTGGCGGTTCCGCCGCGCCGGCAAGTCGGTCTATCTCGCTGGGCAGCCGGGCGAGCCGGCTTTCGAGGCCGAATATGAGGGCCTGCTTGCCGGCGTCGCCCCGAAGCGTGCCGAGGTCCGCCCCCTGCCCGGCGCCACCGTGCCGCGCTCGTTCCGCGCCGCCTGGCGAATCGCCCAGAAGGACCCGGCCTGGAAGCGCAACACGCCGGCGACGCGCGCCCGCCACGACGCCATCGTCGAGGCCTTCCTCACCTCCCCCGTCGCCGCCGGCAGCGACATGGTGTGGGCCGACGTGCCGGTCGCGGATCTCCGCCGGCGCCATGTGAAGGAGATCCTGTCGGAGCGCGTCGACACGCCTCATGCCGCCCGCCACCTGCTGACCCGGATCCGGCAGATGATCGTCGCCGCCATGGACGAGGAGTGGATCGAGCAAGACCCGACGCACAAGATCTCATGGCGGCCGGACTACAAGGGCTGGCGCGCCTGGACTGACGAGGAGCGCGCCGCCTTCGAGGCGAAGTGGCCGATCGGGACCACGGCGCGACTCGTCTATGCGCTGGCCATCTGGCAGGGCCATCGCCGCAGCGACATCGCGGCCCTGAAGCCCGACGACATCGCCGGCGATCTCGTCCGCCTGAAACAGAAGAAGACCGGCAAGGTCGTCGCCCTGCCGGTCCTCTCGATGCTCCAGGAAGTCTTCGACGCCACCGACATGAAGGGGCCGACGGTGCTGCTCACCGCCTACGGCAAGCCCTTCTCGGCGAAGTCGCTCACCGGCCACATGGCCCTCTGGACGAAAAAAGCCGGGCTTCCGCCCGGCTGCACCATCCACGGCCTCCGCAAGACCCTCGGCAAGCTCATGGCCGAAGGCGGCGCCTCCACCCGCGAGCTGATGGACGTCCTCGGCCACGACGACATCACCCACGCCGAGCTCTATTCCCGCGAGGCGGAACAGGTGCGCATGGCCCGCCAGGGACTGGATGCAGCGCTGCGGGTTGTGAAGGGCGGGAAGGCGAAATAGCCAGCCTGTCTAACCGGGTGTCTACCCGCCTGACTAACTGCCATCTTAAGTGATTGATTTTAAGCGCTTTTGGCGCTCCCTAGGGGACGCGCAGAAGCCTGAGATTTCAAGCAGGTAGACACTCGTCGCGAGCTTGGGTTTTCCCGGTCCGTTCCACGCGATTGTCTTCCATCAATCGAAAAGCTCGGCCGTCCTCGCTTCCCTCGGAAGCCACTTCGACGTCACGATGATCTCCTTCGCCGACGTCCCCTCCCCACCGGCGATCGTGTAGGTGAGGTCCACGCCCTCGATGTCGAAGGCAGCGAAGGCCTCGCGGGTGCCGGGCACGTCGTTGACCGAGAGAATGAACCGTCCGGAGATCCCGGCGAGTTGGGCGGCCAGGCGCGCGAAGTCCTCCCGGCCGAAGACGCCGGCGCCATAGTCCGTCTCGCTGCCCCAGTAGGGCGGGTCCAGGTAGAAGAGCGTGCCGGGGGAATCGTAGCGCTGGATCAGCTCGGCATAGGGCAGCCG